GTTTTTAGGATGCTTGAGGAAAGCAATACCCCGGAACTTCCCCGGCGGTGCAAGCACCTTTGGTGCTCGTCAATCACTTGTAACGGATGGATGATCCGCATTGTCTATCCAATGTGTCTATGTGTGTCGTCAAAACCGTCATTGCAACGCTTTTAACACTGTTATTTATATAATAGTACAGCCATACTTACTGAAAATCAAATGCTTTATGCAAATAGCCGTTATGCATACAATGCATACCGTAATCATCATTTGACACGCTTGTAATAGATGCTACAATAAATAATCAGTAGGCAACGTCGAGCCTACCTTTAACGTGAGCGCCGTGGTAAAAACGGCAAGCAGAGGAGAAACTAATGGACGCACTCACCTTATGGAGCCTAGTCGGGTTCCTATTCGCAGCATACGCTGTGATAGCAAATGATTCAGTACAAACTCTCGGTACATGGATGGCATCAAACAATGAGAGATTTACTTATAAGACGTTATGGATTGCGGCATCCGCTGTCCTATTAGCCACACTATGGTATGGCTGGAGTGTAAATGGTGGAGACATCAGTTACGGCAGACTAAACAAGATTCCATGGCAAGAGGTACAATGGTATCATGCTATGGCACCGGGCGTACTTGTTATACTAACACGTATGGGAGTTCCGGTATCTACATCCTTTTTAGTGTTAAGTGCTTTCGCAAGTACGTTTGTGCTAGAAAAGATGTTGATGAAATCCATAATGGGTTACGGCATTGCAGCAATGTTTGCATACTTTGCTTGGTACTTTATTAGTAGAGTAATGGACGAAACAGCACCAGTCAAAGAACAACACAAGGACTATTGGCGCATAGCACAATGGGTAGCAACAGGAGGCTTGTGGTGGACTTGGTTGTCACATGATATGGCTAACATCGCTGTATTCCTTCCACGTGAAGTTCCACTGGACTTGATGTTCTTAGTCAGTGTAGTATTTGTAGTTGGCTTGTTCTTTATGTTTAGAGAACGCGGCGGCAAGATACAAAACATTGTACTAGAAAAGCACAACACAAGATATGTGCGTAGTGCGACACTAATTGATTTATTCTATTGGTTGTGTTTGTACTTCTTCAAAGAGCTGAACGATATACCTATGTCAACTACTTGGGTGTTCGTTGGTATGCTTGCAGGACGTGAACTTGCTATTGCAAGCTTCACAGGTAAGATGAAGTTTAAGAGCGTGTTTCCTTTGGTAGCACGAGACTTCCAAAAGATGATGATAGGCTTAGGTGCATCAGTAGCTATTGTGCTAATGATTCATTATGTATTAGTACCAAACGGTTATTAATTTGGAAAGGTTGTGTTCGACGGCACAACCTTTTCTCTTGACATACAGCTCGATGAATGTATAATTACAAGTATAGCAGCACAGGACCACTCATGAAAATATTAATTGCAGGATACGGGTTTGTTGGTAAAGCTCACTACGAAGTTTTAAAATTTAAACATGAAGTTTTTATTAACGATCCTCAGTTAGGATACACTAACTCCTACGATGATGCTGACGCAGTTATTGTTTGTGTAGCAACTCCGCCTAGACAAGATGGCAGTTGTCATATGGACAATGTGTTTAATGTTATCGAAGCAGCACCGGATGTACCTATTCTAATTAAAAGTACAATTAGTGTAGAAGGCTGGGATATGTTAGTAGATGCATTTCCTAATAGACAGATAGCGTTTTCGCCAGAGTTCCTACGTGCAGCAACAGCAGTAGAAGACTTGCAGAACATGGATTTAATGTTGATAGGAGGCAACTCCTGCGGCTTCTGGCGTGATGTGTTTGGTGTTAATGTAGAAGTTGCAGAGCCAGAAGAACTTATTCTAGCCAAATATGCTCGCAACAGTTTCCTTGCACTTAAAGTTGCGTTCTTTAATCAGATGTATGATTTGTGCGATGCATTGGATGTTGAGTATTCAGCCGTTGCACACTATACAACAATGGACGAACGCATCGGCGACAGTCATAGTTTTATATCGGACGAGCGTGGCTTTGGCGGACACTGTTTTCCTAAAGATACATCGGCATTAGTTAAAACTGCACAAAGAAATAACGTTGAATTATCAATACTAGAACAAGCAATTAACTATAACAGTAACATAAGAAAGGGAACTAATTGAAAATGAAAATCATCGCAGGTAACGCTAACCCAGTGTTAGCACAGGAGATTGCAGACAACACCTTTGCAACTCTAGTACCATCTAAAGTAGCAACATTTGCAGACGGAGAAATAAGTGTAGAGTTTTTAGATAACATTCGCGGAGAAGATGTATTCATTATTCAATCAACTGCTACTCCAGTTAACGATAGTTTAATGGAATTGTTGATTATGATTGATGCTGCCAAACGTTCAAGTGCTAGTAGAATCACAGCAGTCATTCCTTACTTTGGGTATGCTAGGCAGGACCGTAAGAGCGCCAGTAGGACACCTATTACAGCAAAACTAATTGCAGACTTGCTTACTACAGCAGGCGCAGATAGAGTGCTTACAATGGACTTACACGCAGGACAGATACAAGGGTTCTTTAATATTCCAGTTGATGACTTAACAAGCCGTTTGGTGTTTGCCAAAGACATTAAACGCAATATAGGTGCAGAAGACACAGTATTTGTAAGCCCAGACGCAGGCGGCGTTGTTCGTGCTAGGAAGTTTGCAGACATGTTCCATGCAGACATTGCTATAGTAGATAAGATGCGTCCAGAAGCGGGCAAGTCAGAAGTCATGAACTTGATCGGCGATGTTAAAGGCAAACACGCCATTCTAGTTGATGATATTATTGACAGCGGCGGTACACTATGCAACGCAGCCAAAGCTATTATGGATGCAGGTGCTCTAAGTGTTCGTGCATATATCACACATGGTGTACTGAGTGGCGAAGCATGTCAGAAAGTTGAGAAGAGTGTACTCACAGAACTGGTAATCACTGACAGCATTGCAGACCGTTGTCCTAAGAACTGCAAAAAGACACGACAGGTTAGTGTCGCGACTTTGTTTGGTGAAGCAATTCGTCGAGTAACTAATGAAGAGTCAGTTAGTAGTTTATTCTTTTAGTTTAGTTTACTGATGTGCTTAATGTATTCAACCATTGAATGATCTGAGAAGTTATCAATCTTACCTTGCTTGATACCCATCCACATGCCACGCATTTTATCTTTAAACATCTGCCAGCCAGTAGGCTTACGAAGGTTACCATATGCATTTAAGTAATGCTGATTACCGCAGTGTCTAAAGCCCATAAGTGCTAGAGGAACAGTTGTAACTATATCGTTGTTGTTCTTCCATCTGTGATGTACAGTGCCAAAGCTCTTGACATATGTTGGCCAACCTACTCTCGGTGAACCATATGTGTATAGTTCCTCTGGATTGTTTAGTGCTGTATCGCACTCGCAACGATTGGCCATTATAGTTGCCATTGCTGCACCTAAACTATGTCCGCATATCCATAGCTTCTTGCCTACATTAGCTGTACGTGCAATATCTTCGCACACCATAGGCCAAAGTTCGTCTACTTCGTCTTTGAATCCTTTGTGTACTCTACTAATTGTTTCAGCAATAACAGGCAAAGCATTTAGATCTGCTTTGATATCATTAAACTCTGTTGGTTGTGTTCCACGACACGCAATTACCAAGTCTTCTTTGTTCATAAAGCGGTATGCTTGTGCGCCGTCTCTGTTATAGAACTCAACAGTTGTGAATCCTAATTTTTTTACTTGACTTTTAACCTCTTTGACATTATCATTATACGCAATACTAGACAGTTTAGCAAATAATAATGAACGCTCAGGAAAAGACATTTTTGTTATAGACATGTTTGCCCCCTAGTGTGTTGCCTCATTGTACACGTATTTATAGTTTACATAAACTAAATACATTAACGGAGTTGGTTAAATGAAAAAACGTACTAGAAGTATACTAGAAGAGCTTAACAATTTAGATAGATCCAGAAATAATGACCTTTTAATCGAGTCAACTGGTAGTACTATTATAGAAAGTGCAATTAATTTACTTAATAAGATATCTAATACCTATGATGCTGAAACTGCTGGAGAACTTGAAAGACGCTTTATTAACTCAATTAGAACTGGCGATCCTAGAAAATTTAAAAGAAGTATAAACAAAGTGATTGGGAATAAAAATAATGACGAATAAACTATTTGAAGGCGGAAGCATGCCAGGAGTAGGACCTATTCATATTGATGAGATTAATCCTACGCTTGATGCACTAGAAAAAGCATTAGGCATTGACCTAAAGAATAATGTACTTGGGTCAGTTGGCAAAAAAGAGTTTAGTGGCGACATTGATGTTGCTATACAAGTAGCGCCTGATGCAATACCAGAACTAGTTAAGAAGATTGAAGCAACACCTTTGGTACTTGACATTGCTAAGTCAAGTGTTATTATGACAAAGGTAAAGATTGTTAATTACGATCAAAACAAACAAGCAACTAAACCTCGTACAGGATTTGTACAAGTAGACTTTATGCCAGGCGATCCGGGCTGGATGAAAACTTATTATCATTCACCTAGTGATACAGAATCACAATACAAAGGTGTGTTTCGTAACTTGATGCTTGCAACTATGTGTGCTGTATATCAGCGTCAAGATAGTGAAGAACAAATTGAAGACGGCCGCCCAGTTGAAAGCGAACGCTGGATGTGGAGCCCTACAGATGGCCTAGTACGTGTCAAACGTACACCTGTAGCAAAGAAGAACGGCGAAGGTTATACAAAGAAAAACAATAACGAAATAATTGGCACACCAATCAAAGATGCTAACGGCATTGCAAAAGGACTAGGACTAGACAGTGCCGCAGACTTAAACAGTTATGAAAGTTTAAAAGCTGCAATGGAAAAGAATTACACACCTGAAGATGTAAACAGAATACTAGATAGTTTTGTTAAAAACAGACAAGTACAGGATATTGGAATACCAAAAGACATTGCTGACAGAGCTCCTGCTCAAACAGAGAGTTTAGCAGACAAGCAATTGGATAGAATTAGACAATTGTCTGGATCATTGTTAAATAGTTCTGTAATGATTTCCGGAGCGTTTAATAAATGAAATTTAATGAATTTAAAATAGTAGAAACTAGGCGTAAGCAAAAGAATGCCGATAAAGTACGTGGTAAAGAACCTATGCCTAAGGCACAGCCTGGCCGTACTGAACACCCATTCCGTGGTAGATTAGTAGGCGAAAGTCAATTAAACGAAGCTGAAGCACGTATCCAACATGCAGAAGATATTATCTTTTGGGAAGGATCAAAGGGTGCTGTCCGTGCTATTGAAAGTTTAAAGAGTTTAGAGCAAGGCAAACATACAGATGTAACAATTAAATGGGACGGAAGTCCTGCTGTTATATTTGGACGTGACGAGCAGGGTAACTTTGTACTAACAGACAAGTCAGGGTTTGGCGCTAAAGGTTATAACGGTAAATCAACAAGTGCTAACGACTTAGAACAGATGTTAATGAATCGTCCTGGATATAAAAAGAATCCAGAAGGATATGGACCGTTCATTAATAATATGAAAAACATCTTTGACGAGTATGAAAGAGCAACACCAAAAGACTACAGAGGATTCTTTAAAGGAGATTTGCTTTATTTTAATACGCCTGAGATAGAAGACGGTCGATATCATTTTACTCCAAACATAGTAACATATGATGTAAAGGTTGACAGCGAAATAGGTAAGAAAATCGCAGCAAGTAAAACAGGTATTGTTATACATAGAGAAGTAGATGCTAATGGTACCGAAGGTACGCTACAAAATGGAGATATATTTTTAGGTAATGAAGTATTAGTTCTTCCGCCAGTAGTGGCACAGCAAGCCCCGCAAGTCAACGACAATGATATTAAAACGCTGCAAGCTATGGTAGCAAAGCATGCTGCACAAATAGACGACATACTTACAAGACGTCCAGGATTGTCTGACTTACCAACTATTTTTTATACATATTTGAATAGTAAAGTTGACACAGGTATAAAAGACTTAGCACAAGGTTTTAGCATCTGGCTTGCACAATCAAAAGTAAGTAAACCAAAGCAACAAAAAATTATTGAAATTATAAACAATAATGTTGATGGTTTTAATGCGTTATGGAATGTTGTACACGGCATTATGAAAGTAAAAGATAACATTATTAATCAATTTGAATCACAAGAAGCTGATATTACAGCAAGTATAGGATCTAAAGGACCGGCTGCACAAGGCACACACGGTACTGGCGGTGAAGGATATGTACTAGCACATCCAGAAGGTGATATAAAATTAGTACCGAGAGAATTTTTTACAAAAGCAAACAGATCAGTGGAGAGATAAAATGGAAAAGTATTTAAAAGAGTTTGAAGATCATCTAAATAATATTACAAAAGATGTTTTAGATGAAGGAATGGAATCAACGCCGATTCAAAAAAAATTAGCTGCGTATGGTAGAATCTTAATGGATCAAGCAGTTACTACAAAAGATGACGAGTTATCAAATGTTATGGCTAAAGTAGGTGACGCACTTACACGCTTTGGTACAACATTTGGTCCTGGTAGTCTTGAAGAGCTAGTGAAGACAACAGGAACAACTCCTAATGTTATTAAAAAGTTATTAGCATATGCAGAAAAGATTTTCCAAACACATGGAGATTTAAAAACTGACAACCGTGATGGTGGACTAGACGACGAAGGCGACGATGATTTTACCCAAGCATCTGATGATGAAATGGCAGCAATAGCAGACAAAGCAGCAAGAGCAAGAAGATAATTAATGGACTTTATTAAAGCTATTGTTAACGATCAAGATATTTTAACAGATCGAGAATTTGATGAACTTATTGAAAGTTTAGATCTAGAAAAAATTGACGAAGATGCTCTTGATCGCGTAACTAAATTAGTTTCGCAGAGAGAAATAGCACTTTATAGTTATCTTGTCGGTAAGCAAAATGCATTAAAAGCAAAGATATTTGTAGACAAAGTACAAGACGGAAGAACAGTGCCTGTTAACATAGCAAATGGATACAAGCCGGCAGTTGATATGATACATGATATTGTAAAAGCTGGCCCTGCTTATGTCAATTTACTGAAAAATTTGCATCAGAGAGCCAAAAAAGCCTCTAAATAGCAGTTTTTTTGTCTAAGAGGTAAATACAAATGTAGAACTTTGCAGAGTGCAAAGTGTCCATTTAGAGATCATAGGAGAATATAAAATGGCAGTAGTATCAAACCCAAACGCAGCAGTAGTTGCAAAGAGTGGCCTAGGCCCAACAACATACATCTATGCAGTAGCAACTGGAACAATTACAGTAGCAGCAGCATGTGAATCAATCACAACAACATACGGCGGAACAATCGCAGCAGTTGAAGGTGTAGCAAACGGCAACCACGTTGCAGTACAAGGTGGACCAGGCGGCGCAGAAGCAGTATCTGGTATTTCACTAGTAGCAACATTTGCAGCTTAAATAATTCCTTACTACCTTAGGAACCGTGATTATGGCCGTAATGGCAGGCGTCACACTAAAGAGTCACTTTTTAAGTGGCTCTTTTTTTATGACTTAAATACTGTATGATATTTAAAGCACATACACTAGTAGATATAACACAAACAGAAGCCCGTCGACATGAAGCTCCGAGGCTAGTAAATCAACAGGCAAACTTTAATACCTTTTATAATACAATAGGTCTTAGAACTAACGCTGTAGATTTTAAAATTACAGTTGAGAACGTTTTGATTGCTGATTTAGGGTTTGGCAGTAATTATAAAGGCAAACAAAACGTATGGACCACAGAATTTTATGTAGAAGCAGAAGGGTCAACTTCTGTAGAATTACTAGACGCTGACTTTGATTTAGTACCTATTATAACTAACTTAGACGAAACAGCAAAGCTTGACAAAGGGTTGTTTATCACTCTTTCGAATCATGGCCGTAGGAATATATTTTTTGAAAGAGTTAGATAAATACACTGAAGGCAATTAATAATAGGCATATAAACCACACCAAAAGGCTAACGAACGAGTTTACTTACGGAGAAATTATATGGCTACTACGCCAACATCAAACTTAGAAAAAGAAAATCTAGAAGCACACGTAGATTTGTGCGCTCTTCGTTACGAACAACTAGATCAGCGTCTTACTAATGTTGAAGAAAAAATTGACAATATCCACAGCGATATTGTAGAAGGTCAAAAATCGATGACCAAAGTACTAATTGGTACCGCAGGAACAGTAATCGCAGGATTACTTTCTACAGTAATCGTAATTGTATTACAAATGTAACTTTTCTCGATAAATAACTATATGTTATTACGAGAATTTTTTAAAACCGATAAAATAGAAGAAAAACAAGTTTGGGCACGTTCTGGAAAGAAGGTTGTGCGCAAGTATCGTTGTACCTCTGGTAAACGAAAAGGCAGAGTAGTTGCTAAGATGCAACAATGCTTTGCTGCTCCTAATCTAAAGAAAAGCAAAACACTAAAAGTAACTAAAGCTAGATTAGGTCCGCGCCTTGCAAGAAAAGCTAAGAGAACTAAGCGTATTAATCCAGCTAGTAAAAGAATCCAGCAACTGAACAAAAGAGGATAATTATGAAAGTTAATGAAGTAACCACTGCAAAAGTAAAACGCAACTCAGGTAACGAAATTGAGATTGATAATGGCGACGGTACAGCTACTACAATTGATACTCGAAAAAATCCTAATGCAGTTTCGCGAGACGAACAAGGCAAACTAAAAATTAATAAAAACAACAACAACAGTTCTATGAACAGGAATAAGTCGACCGCGCCTAGAGCCGGTGAAACAGTTGCTATAGCAGATGAAGATTAACGAGCTAATAAAATCGTTTGAAATTTATATTACAAACGAAGAACGTGTTATCTATGAAACAATAGACAAGCATACAGCTTTCAGCAGTTTCAATGAAAGAGAACAATTCATAATTACTAATTTGATACGTAAGAGTTTGGTAAGTAAAGTTATTAGTAATGGACAAGTACTGGTTGTAAAAAATGATCAATAAAGAAAAAATTCTTAGAGAGTTAGAAGAAATTCTAAATGCTAACATCGATCCTGTATTGTTTCCGTATAAAAAAGGAAACAGTATTCGCATTGGAAAATTTGTAGTAAGATCAAGCAAAGGCTTACATAAATTATTTGACTGCGAAGAAAATGCTATGGTTGCTGAAACGTTTTCAAAGACAGCGGCACTTGCATTAGCAAAGACTTTATCTAGAGGTGCGTTTAAAACAGACTCAATTTTAGATCTTGACAAAAATATACAGAAGTGGTATAATGATTGTGTATTTTATAATCATACGCTTAAAAAAACAACCGATTGCATGAAACAAGACGTTATATCTGTTAGATACGACATAGCAAGACAAAATGTTGACAATGCAAAACGCGAGTTAGATAAATACATTTATAGAAATAGCTAAATAATAGCATAAAACACAAATACATCAGGAAGAGTTGTAATGAACATTAATGAAATTTCAAAACCAGTAACAGCAGCAAGCTTAAACGAGAGTCTTGCTAAAAAATTCGGGCAGCGTATTGCACTAGAAAGATTCACACTTGAGCAATTACAAGATAGTCGTAATAAAATGAGAACCAAGTTAAGTCAAGTTGAAACAAATGAAAGTTTCAATAACGTACAGGGCGAAGCATATCAAAAATCAAAACTCTTCCTTGATGTTTTAAATGCTGAGATTACTGAGCGCGAACTTATTGGTGAATCAACAGATGATTGTGATGATACTTGTCCTAAGAGTTGCCCAGACTGTGGCGGCACAGGAAAAGCAAAGACTGATGAAGCTGCTAAGCCAGACTTCCTTGACGTTGACAAAGATGGCGACAAAGAAGAGCCAATGAAAAAAGCTATCAAAGATAAAAAGAAAAAGCCAGTTGGTGAAACTGTTATTCGTGAAGGCGAAGAAGATAAAGCAGAACTTGTTATGGCTTCTAAAGACATGGTTGATAAAGTTACAGGTTGGATGGAAGACACAGCAGAAATGCAAACTGAATCCATGCTAGAACTAGCTGATGCTATCCGCGATGAACATGGTTCACAAGTGTCAGAGCAATTTACTGCAACAGTTAAGCCAGCACTGGAAGCAATGTATGCAGCAATGGAAACAACACGAGGCGCACTAACACAAGGTGTACAAATGTTAACAGGCGAAGGTGACGCTCCAATGATGGGAGCAGACGAACCAATGCCAGACATGGACATGGAACCGTCAATGGACATGGACATGGAAGCAGGCGCAACTGATTTAGATTCAGTAGACGAATTTGGCGCCGCTGATGCAGCAGCTGGAGGCAGCGATGAAGCAGGCCGTGCAAAGCGTGAATCAAAAAAATATAACAAACAAGTTATTGCTGAAAAAAGCCGCAAAGTAGCGTCTATACTTTCAAAAAAAAAGTAATAGAAAGCGTTGATAGCGTAAAACTTGTCCAAGTTTTAAGAACAGTAATAGGCAGCGCCGACTCAAAAGGGGACGCTGTCTTTTTACATTTTGACACTCCTACTACACCAAAACCTGGTGTAAAAAATATAGATTTAAATAAAATTATGCAAAACGTAGGAGCAGAACAATTTACATATGATACGTTTAAGGCGGCATATGATACTGATCCATCCGTTAAACCATTAATTAAAAACTTTGATAAAGACGGCATTGAGCCAAACACTAAGAAACAAGCACCTAATAACGACAATGATAGCACAGAAGTTGGCGACAAAGGTACCGACGATGTTAGTACAATGGCAAAACGTGCAACTGATGTAGGCGCAAAACTATAATATAACAGTTGACAAGGCTCCTATTTAATGTTATTATATACATTAATAGGAGCTTTTTTTATGACTGAACGATCGCAAGAAGATGTAGTTAAAAACATTACAGAAGTAATGGAACAGTATGTAACCCCAGCAGTAGCACAACACGGCGGCGAAGTAAACTTTGTCAGCTTTGAAAACAGCGTTGTAACTGTGCAGTTAAGCGGTGCATGCTCAGGGTGTGCTGGCAGTACTATGACACTCAAACATGGCATTGAGCAAATGATGACAAGTTTAATTCCCGAAGTAAATGCAGTAGAAGGCATTGATGATCCGTTTTCAAATGTAAGTCCTTATTACATGAACAATGATCCATTCGGGCAAGCTGGATGGGAAGCTGAGTATAATCTGCCAGAGGAGTCTAAAGATTGACGCTAATTCAAAAGAAGTACGACTACACACCAATTTCACGAAAGCAGATTGACGGCAAACGCAAATACATGACACCCGATGGAGGTGCTGTGGCAAGTGTTACAACTATCCTTGATGCTACAAGTGATAAGTCAGGATTGATTGCTTGGCGCAAACGTGTAGGCGAAACCAAAGCACGAGAAATTACTACAGAAGCCGCAGGTGTTGGCACACGTATGCACAAGTATTTGGAAGACTATGTTGAGACAGGTGTAATGCCTACTCCGGGTAGCAATCCATTTGCTAAAAAAGCACACGCAATGGCACAGCAAGTCTTAGAACACGCAATGGGCGATGTAGATGAGATATGGGGTAGTGAAGTTGCTCTTTATGTTCCGCAGATGTATGCAGGCACAACTGACCTAGTAGGACAGTACAAAGGACAGCCCTGCATAATGGATTTTAAGCAAACTAACAAGCCTAAGAAGCTAGAGTATGTACAGAACTACTTCTTACAGCTAGTAGCATACGCAGAAGCACACAACGAAATCTACGGCACTAACATTCGTGAAGGACATATCTTTATGTGTAGCCGCGGAGATGACGGAATGGAACTTGGTGGCGAAACATATCAGCAGTTTGATGTATGGCCGCACGAGTATGATGACTGGCGCAACGAATGGTATAATAGAGTGTATATGTATTACGAAAAGTTCGCATAAATACATGTAATAAAACTTAGGAGATTCCGCAGTGGCAGTCGTACAAATCAGTCGCATACAACTAAGACGAGGCAGAAAAAATACTGCATCTGGTCTACCTCAATTGGCTTCGGGTGAGCTTGGCTGGGCCATAGATTCACAAGAACTTTACATTGGGAACGGCTCAGTAGCAGAAGGTGCACCGCAAGTTGGCAATACAAAGATTTTAACTGATCGTGATGATTTATTTGAAATTGCAAAAGATTATATTTACAAAGAAGGTACAGGATCAGTTCAAACAGGTACTGATTCATCTAACCCAGTTGTAAGAACACTGCAACAAAGACTTGACGACAATATAAGTATTCGTTCTTTTGGAGCAACAGGCAAAAATACACAAGACGCAACGGCATTATTACAACGTGCTGTAGATCAATTATATCTTAATAATGGCAGCGAATCAAATGTAGGTGACAGAGTATTACTAAGAATTAACGCAGGCACATATAGAATTACAGATACAATATATATTCCTCCTCATGCAACAATAATAGGCGACGGAGCAGGTAAAACTATTATCGTGCAAGAGACAGCCGAGAAGAGTGTGTTTACTACAGTTAGTGACGAAAGTACACCTGGAAGCTATGTCCTTAATGGAGAGTATAATACGCAAGCAAGAAATATACGTTTAGAAGGCATGACATTACAAACAACAAGTGTATCGTCAGGCCTTGTACTTCAAAGCTGTCGTGATAGCTACTTTGAAAATCTTACAATTGCAGGAATTTGGACAAGCACTGACGGAGTACCAGTAGATAGCAGTGACACTTTTGATATCGGACTAAGTTTAAACAGCAAAAATGGCGGTGTCGAAACAGTTCGAAATGAATTTTCTAATTGTCATGTAGATGGTTTTGCGTATGGCGTTGTTTCAAACTGGGATATCAACGACAATACAATTACAACATCTAACTTTAGTAATCTTGCATACGGTGTAGCATTTGGTAAAGATATGCTTATTGACGGAAATGAAGCAAACGGTACTGCTACTGGTCCACACAATAACATTTTTGCAGAGTGTGTTTTTGAGAACTGTAACAGAGAAGCATTATTAATTACTGAAGGAACATACAACGTAAGTAGAAACAACAGATTTATTACATGTGGTAACGACGGAGGATCAGACGCACAACCAGTTTATCCCGTAATTACCTTTGCTAAACTTGGCAATGAAAGTGTCAGCGACTTCTTTACTAGAACTAAAGTATTGTCCTATACACAGGGTACTATCATTACAGGCACTGCTACAATTAATGCAGGCGAAGTTAGGCTTGTTACAGCTGACACTAGCAGTATTGTTCCTGGACAACTGGTAGTAGTTGACACAGGAACAGGCGAACTAGGTGCATCTACTGTAACAGTTGTAAGTGTAGATAGCTCTACGCAATTTTCAGTAAATATTCCTCACCTAACTAGCGGCACTATTGGTTACAGTATATTGTCATCTATTATTACTCAAGTGCCATACATTCCGGAAGTTACCGGACCGTGTAATTTTGAGTGGGGATTTGAACATGCAATTACTATAAGAGACGGACAGTCTCAAACAATCTTTAGATTGCCTAACCTTGCAAATCAAAGTTTTGTAATAGATTATATTGCCCAAGGGTCAAGTGGCTATACTGCCGTAAGATCAGGAACATTAAAAATATCTACAGATGCTAGCGGTTCTAACATTACTGTTTCCGACGACTACGATTACGCAGGAGACGAAATATATGTTGACAGTGTTAGTTTTGATGCTATAATAGATGATATAGACGGAGACGGAGACAACGAAACTATTGTGGTAAAAAGCAATGTATCAGATTTGTCATCGACATCGGCTACAAGAATGAAGTTTAGAGTCAAAACAAAACAAATAGTGATTTAATGTTTGATAAAAATTATGAAGAACAACTTATACTCTGGTCAGAGTTTAGAAATCATCTTGAACAATCTCAGACACCTTTAGAGGATACTGTTAGTTTTTACAGTACATCTCCTAATTCATCACTAAATACTGATCCATGGGACCAGGCATGTTGGCCTTCTCCGTGGGAACTATTACAAGAAAACCAATATTGCTCCTTTACTCGTGTACTAGGTTACTGCTTTTCTTTACAGTTAACAGAACGTTTTACAGGTTCAGAATTTGAGATACATATCAGTACAGATGATGAAAAAGGTTATCTGTACCATCTTGTTTTAGATAAGAATTGGGCACTAGGCAGCGAAAAAATAATACTAACGTATGAAAAATTTGCTAAAAAGTATAAACCGCATCTAGTCTACGACATGACTAACTGCATATAAATATTCAACTATTAAACAAAAAGGACGTAAGAATGATTCAAGTCACTAAGCGAGACGGGCAGAAAGAGCCACTAGATATTGAAAAACTACATAAGGTTGTTTTTTATGCATGTGAAGATATTACTGGAGTAAGCCCAAGTGAAGTTGAACTTAAAAGTCAGATACAGTTTTATAACGGTGTAACTAGTAAAGAGATCCAAGAAACACTAATCAAAGCTGCCGCTGATCTTATCAGCGCAGAAACTCCTAACTATCAATATGTTGGTGGCAGATTAGTTAACTATGCGTTGCGCAAAGAAGTTTTCGGCGGCTTTGAACCTTGGCATGTAAAAAAACTAGTTGACCGCAATACCGAAAGTGGGTTTTACGATTCAGAACTTGTTACAAAGTATAGTGACGAAGAGTGGGATAGTATTAATGCATTTATCAAACACGAGCGTGATGAAAACTTAACGTATGTTGCTATGGAGCAGCTACGTGGCAAGTATCTATGTCAGAATAGAGTAAGCGGCGAAATATTTGAAACACCGCAGATGTGCTATATTCTTATTGCAGCAAGTTTATTCCAAGACTATCCAGCTAGTTCCCGTTTGAAATGGGTAAAAGATTATTACGATGCTATTAGCTTACACGACATTAGTTTGCCTACACCTGTTATGGCAGGAGTGCGTACACCACAGCGTCAGTTCTCAAGTTGTGTGCTTATTGAAACAGACGATAGCTTAGATAGCATCAATGCTACAGCAGCCGCAGTTGTTAAGTATGTTTCACAAAAGGCAGGCATTGGGATTGGTGGAGGAAGTATCCGTGCTATCGGCTCCCCCATACGTAAAGGTGACGCTTATCACACAGGAATCATTCCTTTCTACAAGCACTTCCAAAGTGCGGTAAAGTCATGTAGCCAAGGCGGTGTACGTGGCGGCGCAGCAACTATATATTACCCTGTATGGCACCTTGAAGTAGAAGACATGCTAGTGCTAAAGAACAACAAAGGCACCGAAGAGAACCGTGTACGACACATGGACTACGGTGTACAGTTCAACAAGCTGATGTATGAAAGACTAGTAACAGGCGGCGATATAACTTTGTTCTCGCCTGCAGATGTGCCTGGATTGTATGATGCGTTCTTTGCAGACCAAGACAAGTTCCGTGAACTATACGAAACAGCAGAGCGCAACACACGACTACGCAAGAAGACTATTGCAGCAAGTGAATTGTTTAGTAGCTTTATGGAAGAGCGTAAGAACACAGGACGTATTTACTTGCAGAATGTAGACAATGCTAACGATCACGGTGCATTCCTTCCTGATGTTGCGCCTATTAAACAGAGCAACTTGTGTGCAGAGATTGATTTACCAACCAAGCCGCTTAAAGATCTAAACGATCCAGAAGGCGAGATTAGCCTATGTACTCTTAGTGCAATCAACTGGGGCAACATTCGTACTCCAGCAGACTTTGAACGTGTATGTCGTTTAGCAGTACGTGGACTTGATGCACTACTAAGCTACCAGAACTATCCAATCCTAGCAGCACAGTTATCTACAGAGAAGCGCCGTCCTTTAGGCGTTGGCATTATTAACTTTGCATATTGGTTAGCCAAGCATGACTTAAACTATCAGAATATTGATGCAGATGGACTTGCACTTGTAGACGAATGGGCAGAAGCTTGGAGTTACTACTTGATTAAAGCAAGTGCTGACCTTGCAACAGAGTTCGGCGCACCAAGTGGCAACATGGAAACAAAGTACGGACACGGTATTACACCTAACCAAACATACAAGAAAGACTTAGATGAATTGGTTCCGCATGTTGAGCGCATGGATTGGGATACACTTAGAGCACAGCTAAAAGATACAGGCATTCGTAACAGTACGCTAATGGCTCTAATGCCTGCAGAAACAAGCGCACAGATTGCTAACGCTACAAACGGTATTGAACCACCACGTAGTTTAATTAGTATCAAGCAGAGCAAGCACGGTGTACTAAAGCAAGTTGTACCTGAGTATAAGCGTTTAAAAAACAAGTATGACTTGCTGTGGGATCAGAAGTCACCAGAAGGTTATATTAAGATTATGGCTGTGCTACAGAAATATATTGATCAAGGCGTTAGTGTAAATACTAGCTACAATCCAATCTTCTTTGAAGATGAAAAGATTCCAATGAGCACAATGTTACAGCATCTTTTGATGTTCTACAAGCTAGGCGGCAAGCAGTTATATTACTTCAACACCAATGACGGACAAGGCGAAGTTGATGTTAACAAGATGATGGGCGAACTTGAAGTCGTTGAAGTAGACGAGGAAGATTGCGAAGGTTGCACAATTTAATACTTGACACGCCCATCAGGGGCGTGTTATAGTAGTACTATAGATATACACACAAGGGTAACAGAATAGATGAGCGTTTTTAACACTGAAAATAAAGCAGACCACACAAAAGTATTAGCATTTTTGGATCCAACGGGCGGTCCTACAATCCAGCGTTATGACACGCTAAAGTACAAAAGTTTTGACGGACTTACAGACAAGCAACTAGGATTCTTTTGGCGTCCTGAAGAAGTTGATGTAACCAAAGACAGCAAAGATTTTAAATCTCTTAGCGAACACGAGCGTCACATCTTTACAAGTAACTTGAAGCGTCAGATTCTACTAGATAGTGTACAAGGTCGTGCGCCAGTAGAAGCATTTGCTCCTATTGTTTCACTGCCAGAGATTGAGAACTGGATCCAAACATGGACGTTCTCCGAAACAATCCACTCACGTTCGTACACACATATTATTCGTAACGTGTACAGCAACCCTAGTAAAATCTTTGACGAGATGATGGACATTGCAGAGATTGCAGACTGTGCTGGAGACATCTCAAAGTACTACGATGACTTAATTGAAACTACACGCTGGTACAAGTTGCTAGGCGAAGGAACACATACAGTTAACGGCAAGAAGATTACAGTTAATCTTTATGAGCTAAAGAAATTGTTGTGGCTTACACTAATGAGTGTAAACATTCTAGAAGGTGTGCGTTTCTATGTAAGCTTTGCATGTAGTTGGGCGTTTGCAGAGATGAAGCAAATGGAAGGCAATGCTAAGATTATTAAACTTATTGCCCGTGATGAAAACTTGCACCTAGCAAGTACACAAATGTTGCTAAAGATTCTTAAGAAAGACGATCCAGACTATGTAAAGATTGCAGCTGAAACAGAAGAAGCATGCGTTCAAATGTTTGTTGATGCAGTTGATCAGGAGAAGGCTTGGGCAGAGTATTTGTTCAAAGATGGATCAATGATTGGACTTAACACAGAGTTGTTGAGTGGATACATTGAATGGATTTGCACACGTCGAATGACTAACGTAAATCTAAAAAGCCCATACACTACTTCACAAGCTAATCCTTTACCGTGGACACAGAAATGGATTTCAGGTGCAGATGTACAAGTTGCTCCGCAAGAAACTGAAATTACAAGTTATGTAAGCGGCGGTACCAAGCAGGATGTAGGCGAAGACACATTTAAAGGATTTAGTTTATGATTGAAATTTATGGCAAGACACAGTGTCCCTTCTGTGATAGAGCAAAGGCACTTTGTGAGCAAAGACAATTAAAATACACATACAAGCAACTTGGTACAGACTTTACTCGTGAAGAAGTACTAGAGATGTTCCCTGGAGCACGTACCTTTCCACAGATAAAAATAAACGGTACAAGCATTGGCGGATACGACAAACTAGGTACGTACCTAGAAGAAACAGGTTACAACGGAACAGGACTAACACTATAATGTTAATTGAAGCACCATACAAAGTAGGAGACAACGTGTCTCTAAAATTAAGTTCAGGCGAAGAAATTGTTGCTCGCTTAGAAAAAGAAGATGATAAATCTTTTACACTAAAAAAGCCAATGGTATTAATTATGCAACAACAAGGACTAGGACTTGCTCCGTTTATGTTTAGTGTATCACCTGAGGCCAAATTTGTTTTACAAGCAACTTCAGTAAGTTGTGTTGCAAAAACTGAAGGTGAAATTAGTAAGCAATACACTTCGCAGACATCTGGAATTTCAGTAGTTTAGACTTGACAAACTTCAAAACTGATGTTAGTATACATACATAACAAGGCAAATAGAAAAGGCAAAGATATGAAAGATAAATGTATTTTAACTGATTGTGATGGCGTATTGTTCGATTGGGAATATGCGTTCGATCAATGGATGAAGCGTCATGGTTATGTAAAAAATGAAACTCGTCAATATTCGATTGCAGCAATGTATGATATGGAAAAGGACGAAGCTAACCGACTAGTGCGCATGTTTAACGAAAGTGCGTGGATTCGTAAACTTCCTCCACTACGTGATGCTATCCATTATGTTAAGAAGCTACATGCAGAACATGGTTACGTGTTTCATGCTATTACTAGTTTGAGCAACGATGACTATTCACAGCACTTGCGTACTAAGAACTTGCGTGAGATGTTTGGAGACAGTGTGTTTGAAAAGTATGTTTATCTAGACACTGGTGCTGATAAAGATGAAGTACTTGAGCAATATCGTGACACAGGATGTTATTGGGTTGAAGACAAGCCAGAGAATGTAGACTGTGGTATTAACATGGGACTAGATGGTATTCTAATTGCTCATGAACATAATAAAGACTATACAGGAAGTGCAAAACATGTAACTAACTGGAAAGAACTTTATGAGATAGTAACCAAATAGGAAAAACAAAAAAATGATTACGTTAACACCTGCTGCAAATCAACAAGTTAGTACACTTTGTAAAGAAAATGAGTGTCATGCTATTACTCTTAACATCAAAGGCGGCGGGTGTGCAGGTTTTGAATATGAATGGGGCACTTCTCAAGTAGATGAACTACAAGCAGACGATTTTACAATTGAGTGCGACACGGGTACATTTGCAATAAGCGCACATAGTTTAGTATTTCTAGCAGGATCAGAAATAGATTATGTTAAGTCTATCATCGGATCAACTTTTGAAATTAGAAATCCAAACGCTCAGAGCAGTTGCGGCTGCGGAGTTAGTATAAACTTTGACGGTATAGTCTAATGTGGGAATACTGGTGTAAAGCCATCGGCGAAAAAGCGTATAATGAAGACGACAAAGCAGACAAAGTAGCAATAGTACGTACCGCCTGGGTGCTACTGCACATTGCTACCTGTCTTGCTATTATAACAAATGCTATTGCTAATCACGGCTGGGGACTAATAGGACTATGAATGTAGGGGAAGGCGATAAAGCAGTTATTGTGTTTAGTGTTAATCCTAGTAATGTAGGTAGAATTGTTAATGTATCAGAATACATTGGAAAATTTGAACAAGGTGAAGAGTTCACGGCATTTGGTATGCAGTGCTTCTGCGCAGTTCATGATCATTACTGGTGGATTGAAGCAGATGATCTAAACATACAATTAGGTCCATCACCTAAAGCATATATTGCCGATAGCTGGCTTCGCAAAATTGTAGATCCAGATAAAAAAGTATCTACTAAAGCGCAAAAAAAACTTGATACATTTACCTAATCGACAGCTAATGCGCGAGAGCGACTTTCTCAAGTTGCCCAAGCATATTACCAAAGAGTATGATGTAAGTTTTAAGGCGTTTACTCGTGAGTATTTTAAGCGTAGGACCACTTGGTACTATCTTAAAGATAAAAAGTATATTTCAGATCAGTTTGCTCACTACGAGTATCCTAGAGAACTTCTAGTACGACTGACTGGTGTGGATTGGCACAATAAAAATCAGCGTGAATACTTGTACAAGTATAACGCAGAAGGTGAGCTGGTTGTTAGAGCAGGCTTGCGCCAGCCCGAAAGTCGTTTTGGATTAGCAACATTCCGAAAAAAGACTTGACAAACACTAGAAACTAGTGTATAAATATATATGTAACGTTGAAGCAATTCAAACGCTATACTGGACCCGGGGGCGGTACCCGGCGACTCCACCATAGATACACTGTTTAAAAAGGAACATTGTTCTGGGCATGGCCAACGAAATCTCCTATTTGAG